GGATCAATAATCTCAATCTCCATTGGCTCTTCATCTTGAGCTAAACTCTCAATCCCCTGGGGCGCTTGATACAAAGACTTTTCAATACTCATTATTTATCCTTAGTAATATGCGGCAGATCTTCGCCGTTTATATGTTGGCTCATCTCTCTCATCGGTTTGTAAAGAAATAAATCCACCCTTCCTAAATCTAATTAAAGCTTGTGTAGTTGAATCTACCAAGTCATCATGATCAGAGTTTGGAAATGCTGCCATCTCTTCTATTAATTCATCCGCCCATCTTGTTGCAGGAGCCCAAACTTTACCGCTTGCAAACAAATCAGATACGCTATTAACACGAGATATTTTATCGTTACCCCTAGTCGGTGTAAACTCTTGAACAGGAATACCCATCCTTCTAAGTTCAAATATAAGTGGAGCACCAGATGCTTTCGCTTCAACAATGAACGAATCTGGTTCCCAGTCTTTATACATATCATAGGCTCGCTGTTTAAGAGTGGGGAACTCCATTCTCTCTTTAAACGCATCCAATAAAATGATATTAGCATCCGTTTTATCTTCATTTAGGTAAAACACTCCCCAAGTCGTACACGCTGAATAGTCAGCCCGTTCTGATTTTGTAAATGCCGTATCCCAAGATTGGATAATGTAATCACAAGGGGGAGGGGTTTCTTTATCCCAGACCCTCCACCATTCCCGTTTTACAAGAGCACCTTCTTCAGAGGTCGGATCTTGTTGATACTGGGCTTGCCACTTAGAAAGCGGTAGTTCTATCCTTAGTTTATCAAGTTCCTCGTAGCTCCAAAACTCAGGCCAAAGGGGTTTTTCGTTTCTTTTTATCGCTGGAAGGCTGATGATTTCCCATTCATCACCGTCTCTGTCCACCATCGCTTGGCAGATTTTTCCCGTCAGATCCCTTTTAGACCAACGGGTCATCACAACTACAATAGATCCTCCAGGCTGCAAACGCTGGCGAGGACCTGAAGTGTACCACTCGTACACCTTATCAAAAACGCTAGGATCCCCAGCTGCAAGTGCTGCTTCTTGCTCGGAATGAGGGTCATCAATAATGAGAAGATCAGCACCTTTACCAGTAACAGTACCGCCAACACCAATAGCAAAATACTCCCCGTTAGCATTAGTACTCCAACGACCAGCAGCCTTGCTATCCGATCTAAGAGCAACATTAGGGAATACTTTGGCATATGCCTCTCCGTCTACTAAGTTACGCACCTTTCGACCAAAACCAACTGCAAGTTCAGCCGTGTTAGAACATTGAATGATTTTCTTATTAGGGAATTTTCCTAAGAACCAAGCTGGCAAAAGATAACTGGCAAACTCAGACTTCGTATGACGAGGTGGCATATTAATAATAAGGCGTTTAATTTTTCCACTGGCAATCTCCTCAAATTTTGTTGCCATTAATGCGTGATGTTCGCCATGAATAAAATTGGGCCACATGGTTTCTACAAACGACATAAAGTCAATTTGCCCAGTTTCACGAGTTACTGCATCTTGATAAGCCAACGCCAAAGGACGTAGCTTTGCCTGATCCTCCTCAGGCAGCTGGTCAATGATGTCTAACAGCTCATCCATTCAAATTCCTTAGTTTGATGTACGCTGGTCTGATGCTACGAGAGTACTTCATGTTCCCTTTGCAAACCCCTATTTCAATTAGGATTTTCATTTTCCTAGCCGTACCTCCACGCCCCCGATAACCCGTCATTCTCATCACGTCATCAATAGTCGGACCAAAGCCAAAGTCCTCCCAGAACTTTTCAATGACATGAAAGACTTCTTTTTGAGCAGGAGTCATTTGCCACAATCCTCCATGCCAGGTTCGTAAACTTTAGAACTGGCTGCTTCACCAGTTACCCAATGGTATTGTTTCTTACGAATCCCAAACTCATTCATAGGCAAAGACTGGCAAGCTACGGCATCCCTTAATAACTTTAAGTGAGCAATCGCCCTGTCTAGTGCTGCAACTTCTATTTCAATATCGGTCATACGATCCCTGCCCATAAGAAAATCACTGTTATCAGTATCAAAATGATTAGCCATTGTTCTCTATCCATATACCCCCCTACCCTTTTTGATTAGAAAAAGATGACGGGGGGGTTTCTAAAACCGTGTTTCTCTCTTCCCAGTTAGGATTTTGTACCCCCTCCCCCATAGGGATTAACTGGTTAGGGTTAATACTTAGCTCTTCGGAAGTACTTGATTCTAAAGGATTTGTCACCGTAACAGGTGTTAGGGTGAGATTTGTTGGTGATTGAATGTGTGAAATACTATGCAAATGATCCGCATCGAGCACGGGCAAAAAAGGGGTGGTGGCACTCGGTGGGGGGTCGGAAATGGGAAAAGAAGAGCCAGTATCCCCAGTTTCAGAGATGGAATCCTCTTGGGATTGTTCCTGATCATCCTGACTGCCATCATCATGCACCTCACGAGAGACTACATCGACTGGGTCATTGATCTCAGCGAGCAGTTGCTCGGCTGTTCTCTTGGTCGATACCCTCAGACTATTACTGTTCTTGATCGCCAGTTGGACTGCTTCCATCAGCTTGGCCTTGAGCGTGGTGCTATCCATCGTATGCACCAGTTCCCGTCTCTCAGTGAACAATGCCACCTCAGTCATCTTGCCTACCAGCTCTAACGCCTTGAGTTGCTGGGCGGGGGGCAAGTCATCATTCAGAGCCATGCTGGAGAGTTTATGGATTGCCATAGCCCTCAAACGAGGGGGTAATAGATATTCCTCCACCTCTTTCTGTGCTTCCAGTGCCGTTATGTATGTAGCCACATTTGGGGAGCGTGAGAGCTTACTTGCTTCTACTCCAGCAGTCTCTCTCTTGCCCTTAGTGTTATACGCTCTGCGGTAGGCTTCGCTCTTGTTCCCAGTAGCCACGACTTGTTCAGCAAATGCCTTTTGTTTCTTGGTTAGCTTGATCCCTTGCTTAGACTGGCTACCGAGAATGATGGTCTCAATCGGCACTGCTTTCATGCCTTCAGCTATCTCTTTCTTGGTTAGTCTTCTCTTGGTGTTAGGCATAGTATTCAATGGGTATATTTATACCCCCCAAGTATAGGACAGTTCTGTAAAGGACATCAATAGTCTTCTCTCCCTTACTACTATCTCTCTCTCACTGTTAAGGTGAGACCGCCTTTTAGGGTCATTCAGGCGAGCCATAGAGCCATGCTTTCCATTTTTGTGAGCCCTGATACACAAGTAAGGGATTTTAGGCAGTCTCTTATCGCCATGAGAGCCTTATTCTATAAGGGCTAAAAATATTTTTAATAAATACTATGCAAGTCAAGTATTTATGGTTTAAGATTTAATCTCATTCACTAGATGAATGAATAAACAAACCACCTACTAGGAGTAATTATGAAGATAACCTACACACCAACAAACGCTGATGAGTTGATGATCATTGGAGCAGTTCGCATGATTGCTAGAGAAAGAGATTGGAATGTAGTAAACGAACATTGGTTAGACGGAGACATCCTTGAGTTGTTATCTGAAGTTGATATGGATTTACCTAAAGCCCTTAAGAACATTGAGCATATGGTTGCTATCAAGCGAGAATTTACCCAGTCAAACTGATGATGGGCTAATGCCCGAAACAGTCGTAAGACTGTCTTTGACAAACCGCTAGGAGAAACAAATGGCTAATTGGAAACAAACACTAGACATCACTGATCTTATGGAGACCTTTGAGCAGACTGAGGATGCTCTTACCTTTGCTAAGAGGGCATCTACTCGCATCCAGTTGTTCATTGAAACACACCAGTCTTGGGCAGATCGCAGTGGCATCACTGAAGACTTAGAGCAGATCGCTGAGTCTTTCTCATATGCTGATGACACCGCAGAGATTGACTACATCATGGCTGATCTGTATGACCTTGCCGACAATGCCCGAATTTGGGTTAAGACATTTTAAGGAGATTGATTATGTTTGGAGTAATTGCTTGTAGTGATCCTAAGTTCCCATACGCTATTGAAGATGAGAATGGGGAGATCATGGCATTGTTCGCATATGAGGATGAAGCCTTGAAAGTAGCTGAGTTCTTAAATCGGTCTTGAGTGCTGTAATCCTGATGCCCTTTGGGGTATCGGGATTGCCATTCGGTAATCATTAACTGCTAGGAGTTCAAATTGGAAACACAAACTGTAAAGAAAACAATCGACTTATCCCAGTTCTATGGCACTGAGTCGTATCACCGCACTAACCTGTTTACCCCTAAGTTGGTTCACACTGATGGGGTTCAATACTTTGCCGATCAAGGTGGTTGCTACTGGTTCTTGGATATCGTTGCCAGTGAATACTATCCACTGTTGGCTAAAGAGCCACTGCTCTCCATCCAGTTAGCCGTTGAGGATGGTAAAGCAGATATCTGCGTGGAAGACGGAGACTGCAACATCATAAAGCAAAAGCATATTGCCCTGACTGATTGCCCTGATGGGATGTATCGGTTCTTCCTTACGGACAATGTTCTGATGCTTACTTCGGAGTATTGATCATGGCAGACTTGATTGACACGATGACAGTCAAGTCTCCCCTTTTCCTTGAGGGAAGTTGGGGGGAGCGAGACATTGGCACACACGAATCCACACTGGAGTTGTATTTCAACAAGGACAACACTGGGTTTATCGAATGGGATATTCCTGATGTTGCCTTTGAATACATTGGTCTTTGGTTCGATATCGACAAAGATGGAAAACGCTCCCTATCTGAATACGATGGGGTTATGAGTCTCAATGACCATGCAATAGCACTGCTCCGCAAAAACGGAGTGGAAGTAGGAAAGGACTTCGAATAATGTTCCCCAAGCATGACTGGTTAGTAAACACCATATTGGTCGTTGCTTGGGCATACATAGCCTTTTATGTATTCCCACAAGCAATTTACCTTTTTATCAAGACTGGAGGGTTCTAATGCACGAGCACGAGGG